TGTGAGGGGGAATGTGAAAAAACATGTAAAGGAACCTGTACAGGGACTTGCAACACAGCTTGTAATGACAACCATGGCTCTTTTGTAGGGATAAATGGGGTAAGCAGGGCAATCCAGGCAGCCTATGCAGGAGTAAATGGAAATGTGAAACGATGTAGTATGTATGTAGGAGTAAATGGGGCAGCTAAGAAAGTATTGTAAAAATAGAAAGTAAGGGCATCTGAATAGGGTGCTTTTTTCTATGCTAAGAGCAAAAGAGAGGAGGAAAGAGAGTGGGGAATTTAGCCATCAAAGAACCACCAGAGTTTCAGCAAGAGATCCATCAGGTAGAAGAAGAGGAGTATTTAACAGCAGAGCTAGAAAATGAGATTAAGGGCACGTTACTAAACAACGATGTGTATTTAAAGAAAAAATTAGAGGAAACAAAAAAGGAGACAGAAAAAGTAAAAGGTTTAAGTAACCCAAATATATTGATAAACCCGAATTTTAAAATTAATCAAAGGGCAATGACTGAATATACTGTTAGGGCAGGAAATCCACAAATATATACTTTTGACAGATGGAAAACTTTTCAAGGCGCAAAAAATAATGTTACAGTTAGAAGAATTACTGATGAAGAGAGTGGAGTTTACATTGAAGTAATGGGAGAAGGCTGGGCGCTAGGACAGTATGTAGAAAATTTTGAGGATTATGCAGGAAAAACAGTAACTATATCTGCAAAAATAAAAGATATGGCGGGTAGCTGGCGAATTTTTGTAAGTGAGACAGATACCACGTATCATTTATTAGATTTTGATGACATAATAAACGGGATTGTAAAGGCAACGTTTACTCTTTCTGCTAATGCAATTAGGCTTCTGGCGTGTTTCCATTTTATTGAGGGGTTTAATGATGACATTGGTTGGATTGATGTGGAATGGGTTAAACTGGAGTTAGGCGATATAGCTACTTCATACATGCCGCCTGCTCCTGCCATAGAATTAGCAAAGTGCCAGAGATATTATTTTTATGAATCAAGTGAGTGGAGCACTATCATGGAAATAGGAAATGATTATGATGTTGGTAAAAGAATTAATTTTCCTACAACAATGAGAATTTTACCTACGATAACCTTAAATGGAGAAGGAGAGGAGCATGTTTTGACAGATGATAATTTAAACTATTATTCCGAAAATGGTTTTGATTGTTGTGGTAAAGGGTTGATACCTAGTGGTTGGTTGATTGGAGATATATATGTGGACGCAGAAATCTATTAAAAGGAGTGTGACTGTTATGGACATACAATACAAAAATCAAGAATCAATTTATAATGTTTATGCTAGAACAGATAAAAATGACATTGTAACAAAGATTTTTTCAGATTGCTTTGAACAGCCAAAACCAGAAGATATATTGTTGAAATCGGGAAGAGGTGATGAGTTTGTACATGTGGGATATTATCGGATATTAACAAAAGAAAGAGCACATAACTATAAAATTGTTGCAGGAGAGCTTACAGAAAGGACAGAGGAAGAAATTGCAGAGGAAATAGCAGATAATCATAATCCAGAGGAAAGTGACAAAGAGAAACTTGCAAGGTTAGAGAAAGAAAATTATTTTTTGAAAGAGCAACAAGCGGAACAAGATGAAATAATTTTGGAAACTAATTATGCTCTTTTGCTTATGCAGGAAAGCATAACAGATATTGTATAGTAAGTAGAGCTGAGAAACAGCTCTTTATTTTTTATCATCTTACAAGGAGGAGTATATGGTATATAAGTTAATGAAAAGGATATTGGAAAGAGGGACTTATGAGAAAGTAGATATGCAGAAGAAGTTAGATGTATATTTGGCATTTTCTCGGATTACTCAAGAGCAGTATGAAGAATTGTGCACCTTCATACAAGAGGAAGAGAGAAAGGGGTAAAAATAGATGGATACACCAATTACACATGCAGAGCATGAAGAATTTCGCAGAGTGATGGAAGCAGAAAACAAACGGCTGGCTGATGAGAATAACCGACAGAATAAACGGTTAGAACTGGTAGAAGAAAGTGTGCGCCAAATCAGTGATCTAACGGTATCTGTGAAGGAAATGGCGGTGAATATGGGAAATATGTTAAAGGAGTTAGAAAAGCAAGGAGAACGATTAGAGAAGCTAGAACAGGAACCAGCCGAAGCACATAGGCAGATTAAAATGGCAATGGTAACAGCGGCGATTAGTACAATTATGGGGGCTGTAATAGGGGCACTCATTATGATTTTATAAAAGAAGGAAGGAAACAACATATGGAAAAGAAAAAGATAGATTGGGCAAGGAAATTAACAAGTAGAAAGTTTTGGGCGGCGGTCATTGGTTTTGTAACCCCAGTAATGACACTAGCCCAAGTGCCAGATAATACAGCGGTACAAGTAACTTCCATTATTATGGCAGGGGGAACCCTCATTGCTTATATTATTGGAGAGGGATTGACAGATGCAGCAAATAAGGAGGAAAACAAGTGAAAAGAGGAATTGACTTAAGTACCCATAATCAGGTAACAGATTGGGATAAAGTAAGACAAGCAGTAGACTTCATTATACTTCGTGCTGGATATGGGGCAGGGAACATAGATGAGAAGCTAGTTCCTTATGCTGCTGCCTGTATGGAAAAGGGAATCCCTTTAGGGTTATACTGGTTCTCCTATGCTTATACGGTTGATATGGCTAGACGAGAAGCACAGTATTGTATTAGCCAGGCAAAAAAATATAAGGTTACTTATCCGATTGCTTTTGATTTTGAATATGATTCACTTAGCTACGCAGAAAGGAAAGGCGTAAAGGTAACAAAGCAGTTGGTTATGGATATGACAGTAGCATTTTGTAGTGAAATCAAAAAAGCTGGATACATACCTTTAGTATACACAAATAAGGACTATGCAGGAAGATATTTTGATTTGGAACAATTAAAAAAAGAAGGATATGAAATTTGGTACGCTTATTATAATAAGGCATCTGACCGAGAGGATATGGCAATCTGGCAGTACACAGATTCAGGGAGTATCCCAGGGATTTCAGGACGAGTAGATAGGAACATAAGCTATGTGGATTATGTGGATAAATCAGGTTGGATAGAAGAAGCAGGTAGATGGAAATATCGAAAAAAGGACGGGGACTTTTGTAAAAACTGCTGGCAGGAAGTAGAAGGATTGTGGTATCATTTTGATTCAGAAGGGATTATGCAGACAGGTTGGCTAAAGGACGAAGGAAAATGGTATTTCTTTAAGAATGATGGAAGTATGGCAAACAAGGAAATGTTAATGATTAGAAGCCCTATATATGGAGAAGAGACCTACATTTTTGCAACAGATGGGCATATGCTACAAACTAATGAAAGGGGAGCAGCAGTATAAATTTTGCTCAAATAGTGGTAAATTTCGTGTTGCATTTCGTGTTGCATACTTTTGAAAAGACCTACTAAAATGAGAAAAAAGTATCTGATTTTGGTAAGGTAAAAATGTAATAAATCCCATATTTATAGGAAAGGTTCAAAAATATGGGATTTATTAAAAAAGAGTTTAAGGGGTTCAAGTCCCATCTTCCGCAGTACAAAACCCCGCTGTTTAGTTGGGGTTTATTTTTTTGTGTTGCATTTCGTGTTGCATAGCTTCAAAATGAGTATTTGTTATTTGAGTAAACTTGTGTTCAAAATCTTCTATAGAACCTCTGTAGATATTTTTAAGTGTACCATCACTTGACCAGCCGCCCCGTTGCATAATATATACATCTGGGATACCTATTGCGTGCATGATAGATGCCGAATAGTGGCGCAGATCATGAAATCGGAAATGATGTATATTAAGGCGTTTTAAAGCTTTGATAAATCTGTCTGATACTCTTGATGGGTTTATATTTACAAGTGGGCCTTTCTTTGGGAAAGTGTCAATAACAAATTGTGGCAGCACTACATCCCTAGTACTAGAAGTATTTTTGGTACTTTTAATTATCCATTCTTTATTATTCCCAAGTACCATCGCTTTATTAATTTTAACTGTATTGCCTATTATGTCCTCAGAAGTTAGAGCACATATTTCTGAACGCCGTAATGTTCCAAATGCGGCAAGATAGGAAGCAATAAGCATATCTTTATCCTTATTATAGAAATACTCAATCAGAGCCTTAATATCATTATCTGTTGGCACATAAGTATTTATTTTTTCTTTTTGAGGCAACTTTATTTTAAAATGTAGTTCTGGATAGTAAGTATCAATAACAGCAGAGAAAAGACCATATACATTTTTTACTGTCTTTGGTTTATGTGAAATGGATAATTTTCCTATCCATGCTTGGATATTAGCAGAATTTAGATCCCTAACTGCAATATAGCCTATATCTTTCATCAGATTATTAGAAATACTTTGGTATCCACGAAGAGTAGTAGGGGATAAAATATCCCTTTTAATGTCAAGGTAATTTTTGACAGCCTCATCTACAGTCAGTTTTTTTGAATGAGAAGAAGTTTTTTTCTTACCAAGGGCAAATTCAGCCGCCATATATTCAGATTCTCTTTTGGTCTCAGCTGTAAATGATTCATAGTGTCTCTTTCCATTTTCATCAGTATAATCATAAACCAGTGTCCGCCACATACCTGAAGGTAATTTTTTTGCTTTTGCCATATCGTATCATTCCTTTCAAAAATAGGGTATAAAAAATAAACCCTAGTAATTTTAAGGCTTATATGATACAATAATGTTGTTGAGTGTTGTATCATTAGCCTTATGGTTAATAGGTTACATCTATAAAATCGCTCTGGTGCTGGTAACACTGGGGCGTTTTTATTTGCTTGACATTTTTAGTGTTAAGTATTTTTTATAATTGCAATAAAAGTGTAAAGAAAAACAGGAGATAAAGAGTAAAGTGTATAGTAGGGGGTTTACTTATAACTTTTATCTTTTATTTGGGAAATCCAAAATTGGTACTTTTTGCTATTATTTGCTTTGTGCTTTTTGTATGTTTCATAGGTAGTTGGAAATCCATCTATATTTTGTTGAGATAGAAGTTCATATTTTTGATATTCCTTCCATAATTCAATGGTAGTTTCACTTATATTATATATCCCATCAGGAAGAGCTTCATAGGATTCATTTTTAAGTACTTGGTGCATATTATCCTGATATATGTTGAATAGTTTGGTAGATAAATATGTATACCATTTTTGGCTTTCTGTTGGGGTATAATTATACTGCTCAAAAAATAATGATAAACTTTTACAAGATAAGATTTCATTTGTTTCATCAATAAATAAAGCAATTGCTTTCCATAGTTCATGTTCAATTAATATTTTGTAAAAAAGGCATTTAATAAGTAATTGTTTAAAACTTTCTGAGTTATCTAAATCGGGAAAGTTATATTTTTGTAGTTTAACTAATTTTTTTTGTTTTGTATTCCATATAGCTTCTTTATCATTCCAATCTATACCAATACCTGGAGCTATTATTTCTTTTGCATATGATTCACACATACAATAAACGGCTTCACGAAAATCTCCTTTTTTTATTAGGGATAGAATATTTTCTTTTAATTGAAGATTCTGCTTTTTATGTTCTGAAAAATAACTTTCTTCTTCTAAAATTCCTTTTTCTGTTAAAACATAATATAAATCGGGGCATATTTCTTTTCGTTGAGATTCAGAGGTATTTTGGATGATTCTTTGAGTAAGTTCTGCTTTTTTACCAGAGACGGGTAAAGCTAAACTTTTTAATATATTTTTTAATTCTGGTATAGTCATTGTTTCTAAAAAATAAGAATGATTATCTCTAGTCAAGTAGCCATTTTCTTTTAAATTAGAAATTGTTTCTTTGTAGTTAGGAAATAAGTCCTTTACAGGAGCATCAATATGCCAATCCATTTTACGATTACGTAGGTAATGAAGAAAAAAGCGTTCTTTATTTGTCAATCCTATAATAGTTTCTTTTTGTTCTGTCTGGTCTAATTTTGATTCTATGGTATTATCAAGGCTAATATCTAATTTATTAAAATCAATGTTTTCTTCTATAGAAAAACTTGTAAGTGTAGCTTGGGCTAATGGTTCTTCTTCAGATCGTTTTATAGAACTTTTTTCTTGTTTATGTGTTGGAATAATATTGAATATATTTATAATTGTTTTTTTATGTTTTTTATAAAATAAGTATATTAAAATAATAAAAGGAAAAGAAAAAAGGCAAATGACGATCACCCAATCTATAATACTATAGTGTGAACAATTCATGCGAATTCCCTTAGGAATATAGATAATCCAAATAATTATAAATATAATAAGAAAAATTTTTTCGAAAAGTTTATTTGAATTTTGTTTTTTTCTGTTGCGTCTTTTCATAAAATACCTCATGAAGATGTGGTTTAAGTTAATTGTTTTTTTACATAATTATGATTTAAAAAAGTTTTTTTGAGAAATACGCTACTTTATAAAATAATGTAAACTTTTATGCTATAACTTAGTTATAAGTTCACATGTATTCAAAATCCCACCACCAATAATATTACCTTTTGTGCCATATAGAAGGGAATATTACATTGCCCTTTACCCTATCCTTGAGTTAAGATCGTAATAGTGTTCTAATTCTTTTTGTTCGTCAGCCCTAACAGCTCTCATTGCAAGTTCTTTATCTCTATCATCAGCTTCACGATAACAGCGTATTAGTAATTCTTCTTCTTTATCAATATTAAGTGAAGATGATTTTTTTAAATTATAATATTCGATTTCTTCAATGTCATCTCTTGCCATACTATCCATGGTAACACCAAAGTAGTCACAAATTGCTTTAAAGTTTGAAAGTTTCATATTGGAATATCCTTTTTTATAAAAGGCATCAATAGTGGTATATTTTACACCTGTTTTTTGTGCAAGAGTATGCTTATTTAATCCATTTTTTTTCATAAGCAAATCAAGCTTTTCAGTAAAATTCAATATGCTACTCCTTTCATAATCTGATAGTTACATTGTATAGTAAAAATATTACTTAGTCAAGTAAAATATTTTAATTTTCTATATAAAAATTACAATAAGTTGTAAATGTTATTGACAATATCTAATATATTGTATATAATAGCTATATATTACAACCTATTGTAATAAAAAGGAGGATTATTAGTATGTACAGAAATTTATCAAGTTTGCTAAGAAATAAGAAAATAAGTATGAAGGATTATGCTGAATTTCTTGGTGTATCTGAAAAAACTATTCATAATAAAATGAATGGCGCAACAGAATTTACATTGGGAGAAGCAATGAAAACATGTGCTATTATTTGCCCAGAATACAAATTAGATTTTGTTTTTGAATCTACAGAATAGTAATACAAAATAGGTAGAGGTTAAATAATATAAATTTATGGAAAAGGTAGCTAGTAAATATATCATAGAAAAAGGGGTGAGAAAGACGAGAGATTTAATTGAGTTGATAAATTCTGTTAGTACCGATTTGCCAAATATAAAACGTCATGAAGAGATTTGTAATTTGATATTGAAGGAATTCCAAACTCTGGAAGGAAAGGATTTGGCACCATACCTTTCAGAGTTGGTATTCGATATGATTGAACCAGGAACACGAATTGTTTTAAAATTTCCGGTTGGTGCGCATGTATTCGATTCCTGATTCGGTAATATCAAATGAAATGGGAACAGAAAGATTAATTGAATTCTGGAATACGAAGTCTGGAACATTATTAATATAGTCATCTTCGTAAAGCTGCCGGATTCCCGTTATAGTATAAAAAAAGATCATTTCTGTTTTTGTTAGAAAAAGAAAAATGAGTATTTTGAGTTTTATTGTAGTTTTCATATGCAGCAGAAAGTAATTTTAAAGCAGCAGGGCTCATTATGTGCCTCTCCTTCCATTTAGATTTCAACATGGCAGTGTTGATAAGTAGAGTATAGCATAGGAAAGAGTGGAATACTATATAGTTTGCAGCAAAAAAGAGAGTAAAAATGAATATGAAGGAGGAAAACAGTTTGAACAAACCCAAATTTAACAGTCCATCAGAAAAAGAAGGATACCAAAAAGGCTTCAAAGCAGGATACAACGAAGGGCTGAAGAAAGCAATGTTGCTTATTCAGTTGGTTGCTTCCAGTAGTGAAGATTTTGAAGCGAGTATTCTTCAGAATAGTAGAGATGCCATTGAATTAAGAAAACTTATGGCAGGGGGAGGTGAAAGGAACGAAAGCATTTGAATATCAACAGGCAGATTTTTTACTTATAAGGTCAGGAAACATATCTGCTTTAAAAGTTTTTGGAGAGGGTTACATACCAGTGTCAGATTACAAAATACAAAGCTCTGCAGATGGTGAAACAGAGCTTTGTATAACAATTAGAGGAATGCCTAATGAGTTTGAGTTAAAAGCCAGTTTAGCAGAATCAAGGAAATAGTTCCAGTTATCCAAGAATTTCTTTTCATAACGGCTGAAAATTTAGAAAGTAATCCTTTGCTTATAGTTGGAGTAGGAGGGAGTGAAAGAGTGGATATAGAGAAACACATTGAAAATAAAAAAAGGTTAAATCAGGCATTGAACAGTTCTTTATCTGAAATTCAGAATGAAATATCAGATGTTATGAAAAAGTATAATATTGATGCAATGCCTGAATTAGCCTTTGATGTTTGTCAGTATATAATTGAAGAATTATACATGGAAAGACTTAATTTTCTAGTGTAGAGACTGTAATAGCAGGAACTAGCATACGTGTTTCATGGCGTTCAGAGTTCCATTTAAGTATATGATAATTAAAATCTGCAAGTTCAGCCAGAATGTTTCTTAATGTATTCCAAGATGTTTTATCCATAATAGCATTGCATTGTGGACATTTTGGTGGGATTTCAGAGGAACTACCTTGAAAGTTTGTTTGAAACATACAACCACATGAACATGAAATAGTAGCTTTTGGATTCATAGTATTGATTTCTCCTTTCTTTTATGCTCGACTTGGCAGAGCCTGTGCATCTATTATAAGGTAGTTTGGGATAGGAGACAATAAGGGATTACGATTTTTATAGTAAAAGAAAAAAGTACGAATCAGGAGAAATGAAAGACCCATTTAGTTATGGGGACCTTTTAACACTTTTTAAGATTTTGGAGTTTACTCCAGAAGAGAAGGAACGATTGCTTACTTTGTAAGAGAGATCATACGAGGAGGGAAGTTATCAAATATGACAATAGGAAAGATTTTTGAATTAAGTTTAATTGATGATAAGACAAGCATATGGATTCGTGATAAGGAGCTTTATGTACTTGCACATGGTAATTGGTATCAGGATAACATTCTAGAATATAAGGATAGAGAAGTTGAGAGCTTCACATGGCAAGATGATAATCAGTTCTATATTGATTTGAAGTAATTAGAAGGTAGGGGACAATAAAAGGTTGTAATTTTTATAGTTGGAGATGAGAAAGGAGCATGAGGAAATGCCTAAATTAAAGCCTTCCCCTATGGAAGAAAAACGTGGGGCTATAAGGGATTATATATCTGGTGGAATGGCCCGTTATAGTATAGGATACGAAGAATTAGCTGCTGTAGCAGGAATCTCATCAAGGACATTATATAATCGCATGGAAAAGCCAGAGACATTTACCATAGAGGAGTTAATGAGGATTTTTAAGAAGTTGAATATCTCATTAAAAATTTATAGAAGAGATGAAGATTTAGTATAGAAAGTTTTTGGAGGAAAAGATTGAGAGTCATAGGATATAGCATAATCGGGGCCATTCTTGCTTCCTTTATCCTTTCTGGTAAGCAGGAGAAAGGAACCATTCCTTCTTTCCAGAAGCAGGAAGCAAGAAGGTCTGTCCATATCATAAAAGAGCCAGAAGAGGAATTAGAAGAATTAGTACCTTTCACAAAAACATTTGGGATTTATAATCTGACAAGCTATGAATGGGACATATTCGGACAAGTCATTATGGCAGAAGCCAGAGGAGAGAGTTTTGAAGTTCAATATTACATTGCATGTACCATTCTAAACCGTGTAGAAAGTGAACTTTTTCCCAATACCATAGCAGGAGTCATCTATCAAACAAAGCCCGCTATTCAGTTTTATGGGGCATGGGATACGAACCAGTATGAAGTAACCGATTCGGTCTGGGAGGCAATCCAAGCAGCACTTCTTTATAATGATTTGCCATCTGATATATATTACTTTACATCAGATGGATACCTGCCAGGGACAGAAGCATGGAAGCAGATAGGGAATATGTGGTTTTCCAAACAAAAGTGAGGGGAGGTGAAGAAGAATATGAAGCAGGAAGAAAAGAAGGTAGCATTGAACAAAGGAATCATAGGGTATCAGCTTGTAAGAAAGACAAAGCTGGAAGCCAATGCAAAGAAGAGAATTGTTGCTTATATGAGAAGAATGGCACAGAACCAAGAAACCATACAAAAAGGATAACAACAATTTATGGAGGAGAAGGAGTTACTAGAACAGGCGAGAAAGAACGCATGGTCCTTTCCAGGACTTATACCACCAAATAATGCAGCTTACATAGGGGCAATTAAGACAAAAGAGGATACTTATTTCTATTACCAAGACAAAGAAGGAAACTTCTATTATGATTCACAACGGATGCGTTGCTTTGAACTGGAAATGAAAGAAGCACAGAAAAAGAAACAACAGAGAAAATGGAGAGAAAAAAAGAGAGCCATATAAAACAGCTCTCTTCTCCCATTACATTTTATATAAGTCATATCAACATAAAAAGTATATAACAGAATATGAAAAAAGTCAAGAAGATGAATCATTTACTTTTATAAAAGGAAGAAATAACAAAAGGAAGGAGAAGAAAGAGGATCATGTTAGAGAATAGAATGGTGGTTGATTCGGAATGGTTTTTATTAGAAAAAGGATCATCACAACTAGCAGAAGTAAAATTAAATGGATCAGGATATGAAGAAATAGGGACAGGAATTTTTGTATCAGAAGAGGACGCATATCAATACGCTTTGGAAAGAATTGGGCAAAGTGAAGAATTGAAGAAAGAGTTAGTGGAGTGGTTTTATTCTGGTAGTTGGGTAGAATGCTATTAAATTACTACAGATAAGGAGGAAACTAGATGGAGGAAATAGAGCTTTATGTTGATGTTACGGAAAGCAAAATTCCTAGTAAGAAACGTTTAAAAAGGCAGGGACAAGCGTATCAAGAAATGGAAAGGGAGGATAGGGAAGATGAGCACATTATATGAAATTACAGGGGATTACCTTAGACTATTAGAAATGCTGGAAAGTGAAGAAGCGATTGATTCGAAAACGTTTGCGGATACATTAGAAGGAATCGAAGGAGAATTAGAAGCGAAAGCAGATGGATATGCACGTGTCATGAAAGAGTTAAACGCAGAAGCCAAGAAATATGAAGAAGAAATTAACCGTATGACAGAAAGAATGAATACCCTAAATAATCGAAGTAAATTGTTGAAACAAAAGCTTTATGAAAGCATGAAAGCAACCAATAAACGGAACTTTAAGACAGATTTATTTTCCTTTAGGATTCAAAAGAATGGTGGGTTACAACCTGTGGAACTTCTTCCTGATAAAGTGGTTCCAGAGGAATATTGTAAGAAGGAACCAGATAGGAAAAAAATCCGTGAGGAACTTGAAGATGGAAAAGAATTGCCTTTTGCAGTATTGAAAGAACGGGGAGAAAGTCTTGTGATACGTTAAAAGGAAGGGAAGGATATGGGAACGCTTAATTTTCGTACATTGAATGAGGGAGAGATTGAATGTCGTATTGCTACTGTAAAAGATTCTGGAATTTCTCTTTTACTTTATAAGGATGCAAGGTGTGACATGAATGTGTTAGATGAAACAGTAGGGCCAGAAAATTGGCAAAGAACACATGAATTAATAAATGGAAATTTGTTTTGTAATGTAGGGATTAACATAAATTATAAAGCAGAGAATGAGGCTCCTGTGTGGGTATGGAAACAAGATGTTGGAATAGAAAGTTATACAGAAAAGGAGAAAGGACAAGCATCGGATTCCTTTAAAAGGGCCTGTTTTAATTGGGGGATTGGAAGAGAATTATACACAGCTCCCTTTATTTGGATACCATCTGATTGTTGTGAGATCAAGAAAAGTGGTAGAAAAGATAAGAATGGAAATGATATTCTAACTTGTTACAATAAATTTTATATAGAACAAATCATATATGAAAAAAAGCAAATTGTAGCATTATCCATCAAAAATGAGAGTAATAAAAAAAGGGTTTTTTTGATGGATAAGAGGAAAAAGAAATGATTTGTAAAGGAATATTGAAAAATCTTAGCCTAGACTGGCTAACCAAAAAGACAGAAGTCACCTTGCAGCTAGAAGCAAGGCCAGAGGAAGTAGAGAAGTTCAAAGAGTTTCCTTTATCTGTAGAGATGAAGAAATATCGAAAAAAGAGAAGCTTGGACGCAAATGCCTATTACTGGAAGTTAGTCACTGAATTAGCTGATAAATTAGGACAAACCAATGCTTGGATACATAATGATATGCTTCGGAAATATGGGCAGATAGAAGAGGTAGATGGGAAGATTGTATATCTTGTGATTCCTGATACAGAACTAGCCTATAGGAAAGCATATGAGGGGCAGGAGTACCATATCAAGCCAACGTCTGAAGTCAAGGAAGGGATAGACGGGATTATGTATCGGACCTATATTATGCTTCGAGGCTCTAGTAGCTACGATACAAAAGAGATGGCCCGTTTAATTGATGGTCTGGTGGGTGAATGTAAAGAAGTAGGGATTGAGACATTGCCGCCAGATGAAGTAGAAAGAATGATGGCAGCTTATAAAAAATAACAACATATAAACTTCTGGCAGTTATTTGATTTTCTGCCAGAAGAAAAGAGGAAACAAGATGGAGTATGTATTAGTAATCCCTGGGAAGCTGCACAATCTAAATGATTATATCTATGCGGAACGAACAAACAGATATGTAGGCTCACAAATGAAAAAAGCGGATCAAGAGTTGATTATCCAGTATGTGGAGCAGCAATTAAAAGGGATAAAAATAGAGAAACCTGTTTTTATGGAATATACCTGGTATGAAATCAATAAGCAGAGAGACAAAGATAATATAAGCTCTTATGGAAGGAAAATCATCCAAGATGGGCTTGTGAAAAGTGGTGTGTTACAGGGAGATGGGTGGAGTGATATTGATGGGTTTTCTGATAGCTTTGAGGTGGATAAGGAAAATCCAAGAGTAGAAGTGAGGATTATAGAAATTTATTAAAAAAGTAAGGGGGATAGTATGTTGCAGTTAGAGATAGGAGGGACAATGGATGCCAAATCGAATCATTAAGGAATCGATCTGCCGAAGTGAGACAGTCAATGCTCTTTCCTGGTTCGAAGAAGTGTTATTTACCAGATTAATAGTGGCGTGTGATGATTATGGGCGTTTTGATGGGAGACCAGCGATTATAAAAGGATTTTGTTTTCCTTTGAAAGATGTAACAGCAAAGGATATAGGGAAGGCTCTTAATAAGTTGGTGGCGGTAGGCTTGGTTGGAGTGTATGAAGCACAGGGACAACCGGTCCTACAATTGTCAACTTGGGAGAAACACCAGCAAATCCGAGCAAAGAAAAGCAAATATCCAGCACCTGAAGAAACTTGCAATCAAATGATAGCAAATGATAGCAATCGCCCCCGTAATCCAATCCAATCCGAATCCAATCCGAATCCGAATCAAAATCGAAACACGGATGAGCCTGTTTTTGATGGTGTAGTGCGTTTTGAGGAATTTTGGGCTGCTTATCCAAGTAAGCAAAAGCGAACCATGGCAGAAAAAGCGTATTGTGATGTGTTGCTTATAGGGGAATATGGGGAAGAGGATTTGGTGGGTTCTGCCAAGAATTATGCAGAATATTGTGAAATAACGGGGAATGATAAAATTTATCATGCAAGTAATTTTTTAGAGAAAGGTGTTTTTAAAGATTACTTGCCAGGTCATTATGTGGCACCTAAAAAGGCAGAAAAAGAGAAAAAGGGGTTCCATAACTTTGAGCAGAGAAGCTATGACTTTCAGGAGCTGGAAAGGAAGCTGATGGGGTAATGAGGATAGATATTTTTCACACAGAGAAGAAGTATGAGATTATTTATGCCGATCCCCCCTGGGAGTATAAGCAGTCAGGAAGTAAGAAACATGCAAGGGGAATGGCAAAGCAGCATTACCAGACCATGCGCACAGAGGAGATATGCAGGCTGCCAGTAAAGGAGATAAAAACAGACCAAGCGATTTGTTTTTTGTGGGCAACCTTCCCCAATATTGGAGAGGCATTACATGTGTTAGAAGCATGGGGATTTATGTATAAAACAGCCGCTTTTGTGTGGGTGAAGGAAAACAAAAGGACTGCTTCCCTTTTCTGGGGAATGGGGGCATATACAAGGGCAAATGCAGAAGTATGTTTGCTTGGGATCAGCAAAGGGACAAAAGCGGGGCAGTGTGTAAAGTCCCATGCGGTCCATCAAATCATAAAATCACCAGTAGAACACCATAGTAAGAAGCCAGAGGAAACAAGGAAGAGGATAGTAGAGCTTCTGGGGAATCAGGAGAAGATAGAACTGTTTGCAAGGCAGCAGGTAGAAGGGTGGGATTGCTGGGGAGATGAAGTATAAAAGTGTGATAAAGAAAGGAGAATAGGAGGAACAAGGAAGCATGGAATTACGACAAACAAAACCGATCCATTTAAGATGTCCAAAGTGTGGATATGATTTCTCATACAATTCAAATTATGTGGAAGAAGAAATTGATAGGTTAAAAATCGAGATTTCTTCCATTATGGCAAGAATAGAGGAATATAAAAGGGAACATAAGAATTGGAAAAGTGATCTAGCATATAGGAATTTACAAGTGGCACTAAAGAAAAGACAGGCAAGAATAATAGAGGCAAAGAAAGCAAGGAAAGCCACAGCAATAGAAATAAAAGTTCAAACGAATCAAATCTTCAAAAAATTGGTAGAGCAAAAAATAGGGGCAGAAGAAACCCAAAAACTTCTAAAGGAAGCCGAGGAACAACTCATTTATTATAACTATGATACTGCATGTCAAACATTTACAAGGTTTGAGAAGGTGTAAAAAATGAAAGCAGTCATGAAATATCCGGGAAGTAAATGGAGGATAGCTGATTGGATTATCCAGTTCTTTCCAGAACATCATAGTTATTTGGAGCCATTCTTTGGAAGTGGTGCAGTCCTATTTCGTAAGCCACGATCTAATATTGAGACAATCAATGATTTAGATGGGAATGTAGTGAATCTTTTTGAATGGATAAAGAAAGACCCAGAACGACTGGCCCATGAACTTTACTGGATACCATATGCTAGGCAAGTGTACGAAGAAGCCTATACAACCATACCAAAAGATAGCCTTCAACAAGCGGTAAATTTTTATATCCGTTTAAATATGAGCCATGGATTCAGAACCAATAAAAAGGTAGGCTGGAAGAATGATGTACAGGGAAGAGAACGCTCTTATGCGTCACAGGATTGGTGTAATCTTCCTGAGAAAATTATACAAGCAGCCGAACGGCTTCGAGGGGTACAAATTGAGAATCGACCAGCAGCAGAATTAATACAAAGGTTTTGTTTTTCCAATGTTCTGATCTATGCTGATCCGCCTTATGTTCTTAGTACTAGGCATGGGAAACAATATCGTCATGAGATGGATAATCAAGCACATGAAGAATTATTAGA